CCTGGAGCGGAGTAAAGGGAAAGGAGGAGCCTATGCGTACTACCGGGATCGAGCACTAGCTGAGAAGACCCATGCTACTGATCAAACCCCCGAAGGCACCTTGCCGTATCTAGAACAGGTCTATCCAACGGCAAGATCTCCACTGGCATCACATGTGGTGCCACCAAGCGGAGAAGCCATCGAGGCAATCCCAAGGGGACTGCCGGCAGGACTGCAAGCCGTCGCAATCGACACCATCGCACAAAGCATCGCAGAAGATGACCTGGAACAGCACCTGGTAACAGGCGGCGTTCCACGGATGCGTCCTCTCGTGCTCCGTGAACGGGGTCAAAAGAAACGGCTTGCCACGATCTCGGAAGCTAGCCTGGTGGTGGCTGGCCAACGAATCAATCGTGCAGTGCTGCGACTCCTTTCCAATTCCAAGACTGCTAGCTACTCACTTAAGGGCAGGCGCGATACACCCGACTGCATTGTAGCAGGTACCAATGCATTCGCCAATCGTGAGGACTTCGAGTTTCTCTCTACGGACCTGAGTGCAGCGTCAGACTATCTTCATCACTCGGTGAATCAGGCAGTCTGGGCTGCAATCTGGGACGTCATTGGGCATGAATTTCCATGTTCATACCAATGGGTAGGTCAGAAGTTGATCGGGCCAATGAGATTGGACCCGACCACGCCTGGTCTACCGGAAGAGGTCGAAGCTCTCAAGAGTAAGGATACGTCACGAGGGGCACTCATGGGCCTGCCTCTCGCTTGGCCGATCCTCACACTCGTGAACGATTGGGCTGCATCGCGCGCGTCGCCCCAGGGTGGGCAACCAGTTTTCGAAACCTGTGGTGATGACATGACCGCGGCTTGGACGCGGCCGATGACAGAGAAATACTTTGCGAACCTTGAACGAGCTGGGCTGGTGGTCAACAAGAAGAAGACGTTTCGGTCTCCTGATGCTGCCATCTTTGTCGAGAAACTCTTCATCCTCAGCAAAACGCTGAAGGTTGAAAACCTTCCGGCAATCCCAACGGGAAGCGCGTCCCGCTTCGGTCTCCCGAAGCCCGTCGCCGTCAGCGAGGACAAACTCTATCATCGGATCATCAGCCGAGTAAAACGTCCGACCTTGAGTGCCATTGCACAGGCACGTCGACACGCCTCGGGAGATGATACCATGCCAGCATGGGCCACTCTGGCACAAACTCTCACCGAAGAAATGGACGAGTGTGTAGGTGCGCAGCGACAAATATTGCTAGATGTCGCCCGCTATCTGCACCCTAATACATTCCGACAGTGGGAACAGAGTGGCCTTCCCCTCCACTGGCCTCGCTTCCTCGGAGGTTGGGGCTTGCCCGGCAAGCCGGACGCGCCACCACTCTTCAGAAAGGCCGCAGCAGTTGTAGTCACCCAAGAGCGACCACAGCTGCTGCG